GACCATGGTGATCCTGCCCCAACAGTAACTATGGGTGAATGCTAATGGTAATTCATTTCCAATTACACCAATCGTGGACTTCAACCAAAGTGTTATCTGATGCTTATCGGTTGGGGGTAAGCCTTGGGAAAGATAACCACTGGCATTATAACGGAGTTACCGGATTGTATATTTTTTCAGATGGATATCTGATAATTGAAATCATTGAAAAGCCATCAGATATAAAACCTGCAATGGTCAGGGGATTAATCAGAAGCATTCAAAAGCAATTACTGAAACCAAGGGAATCTAAGAAATGATTAGCTTAATTTTGTCTGCATTGTTGGCCCAACAAATAAACCTGCCACCTGAAATTCATGGGATGCCAGGCGCATTCATTTCAATACCTTCTGCAACTGATGGCAAGCAAGTTCAATGGGTGGTTTTAGATAAAGGTTTAAACCTGTTTCCTGTGGAACTATTAAAGGATTCTAAAACCTGTGTAGTTACAACAACCATCGAGGGCAGGTATAGGGTTTTGGCATACACTGCAGCAGGGGATAACCCTTCAAAACCTGCAATAACCCTAGTTATCATAGGAAGCCCACCAGCCCCCGAACCAGAACCAGACAACCCCGAAGAAGCCAGCAAACTTTCAAGGGAAATTAGATCCATATACAGGGCTTTAAATGAGGATGACAAGCAGGGCAAAGCTCTAAAGCTTGCAGCGGTTTACAAAGGGTTGGTTGCAGTTGCCAAAGATCCAGCCATTGAAACCACTGGGGATTTATTAGGGGCAGCAAAGATTGCAGCCAATAAGGTATTAGCCCCTACTGATTTAAAAGAAATTCGGGATAAGCTAAGTCAACAATTCGTTGGATTTCCTGATGATCCATCTGTTATAATAACAGCAGAAATGCGGGTTAAATTTGCAGTGGTATTTAAGGATATTTCCAAGGCAATCGAGATAGCTATTAAATGACCCCAGCCCCAAATAATCTAGGATGGATTGCACCAGAGTTAAGAACACCAGAAATGGTTGAACTTGATTTGCAGGTGAAGGGCAGGATGCCACTTTTTCAAATCGATGGAACCTACAAAGAACCAGTTGATGCCCTTCTATATAAATTCATTCAAGATTTTAAACCCTTTAGCCAGCAAACTGGCAGTTGTGTGGGCAATGGTTTGGGTATGGCGTTATGGTGTTTAGAATCTGTTGAAGTTCATCAGCAAGCCCAGTTAGAAAACCCTTTAGTTCCTTTCTGGCTTTTGCCCTATGGCAAATCTAGGGAATTGGCTGGGTTGAATGGCAGAGGCGAAGGCAGTTTTGGAAGTGCAGCAATAGAAGCCCTGCAAAGATTTGGAACCCTACCTGCCAACACCAAAGATTTACCCCAGCCAAAAATTCAAGATGGTGCTTACACTTGGGGTGAATCTGCAGAAATGGAATGGTCAGATGGAGCCAGAATAAAAGATCATTGGTTATTAGCTGCAAAAAAATTCACAATCCAAACTGCTGCAAGAATTAAAACTTGGCAAGATGCAAAGGCCAGCCTTATCAATGGTTACCCTATGACCTGCGCCAGCAATTGGGGTGGGGAAATGAACCCACCGATTAAAGGTAACCCTGCAATTATTTTAAATAAAAGGGTTACCCAATGGGGCCATCAAATGAGTTGCTTGGGATGGGCTTACCACCCAGAATTTAAAGATATTTTCTGGATTCAAAACAGTTGGGGCTGCAGCCATGGAACAAGCCCAGGAAATTATCAAGAACCTGCTGGGGGCTTTTGGATACAAGCAAAAGAATTTGATTGGATTTGCAAAGATGGGGAAGTGTTTTCCCTGTCAAACTTTGCAGGGTTTCCAGTTCAAAAACTGGATTGGTTTATTTAGAAAGGCTGGTGATCATGAATCTTTTATTAGCTGGGGTTTTGGCATTAACTGCAAATGCAGATTGCAAGGAATGTAAAACATTTTCTGCCAAGGTAAATTCAGTTGGGATAACTGTTAGAAATAAAGATGGCAGATTCAAAGGCTTTAGAAATAAACTACGCAGGGGCAGATAGTGTTTACCCCTGATTGGTTTAATCTGATTGAAAAGTTAGGGTTGCCAGTGGTTGCTTTAGTTTCCATTGGCTATGCCCTTTACAATTCTTGCAGATGGATTGGTACAAATATTTTGTTACCCATTCACAATCGACATCTAGTATTCCTAGACAGGTTAGAAACCGGAATTGAAAAGATAGTCGATGTTCAACACAACCAGAATTCACAACTAATAAACCTAACACAAAAGATTTCCGATTCACTGGAAACAAAGGAACCTAAATAATGCTGATGCCATTTCCCCAAGAATTACCCATTGAAGCCATTGGGCTAATTGTAGATAGAATCAGGGGTAAACCCATTCCAGTTCAGATTGCTTTAAATGCTGCATGGAATCTTGCAGGTTATGCTGCAACCCAAATTCCAATCCACACTAAAGAGGCAATGGATTTACCAGTTCAAGAATACCCTGTTACAGATGATGAAATTGTAACCCTTCTTGAAATGGTTTCTGGTGAATACAAACCAGCCATTGAAGGTGAACCAGTTAAATTTGGAATCATCCCTTGGGTTATAGTTCTAAAAATAACCATGAAGTTGCTTGCCACCTTTGCCTAATATTATGTTTGGAATCCCCAGATCAGGGAAATGGCCAAAGGCAAGGAAGGCCCATCTTAAGTTGCAACCATGGTGTATGGGCTGTGGTTGCAGCAATCCAACCCAATTAGAAGCCCATCATATAATACCTTTTTATATTGATCAAACACAGGAATTAAACCCTAGTAATTTACTAACCCTTTGCAGTTCCAAAAGCCGATGCCATTTTGTTATTGGGCATTTGTCGAATTGGACTTCTTGGAATGTTAATGTAATAAAAGATGCTGCAATTTATTTTGCCAAACTTGAAATAAAACCAGATGGCAAGCGAATAATAAGAAGCAGAAATGCCAGCCCATCCCCGATATGATTACAACCCCGAACCAGAACCTGTTTTAAAAATGCCAGCCCCTACCCAACATAGGCCAGGTTCAGAGGAAAAGATTGTGGTATTAACTAATAGGGTTGCATCGGGTGAGAATTTATACCATCCAGACGATGGAAAGATACCAATAGTTAAACATCATTCTGACAGCAAACAACCCCTGCCAGAATATTTTTGCCATCAAGAAAACCAAGACGAGGATTATTAATAAACCTGTGACGGTTTCCTTAATCTGGAACAGGTGGCAGGTTCAGTTGTCAAGATTTCCAACCGAAAAGGCTGGTACAGAATCTGTACAGAAAACCCTGATAAATCTGTAATAAAACTTGCATGAAATTGGTATTATTTTTAAACAAAAAACTGTACATAAAGCTTACAAAACCCTGCTAAACATAACGAATAAAGCCTTATAATATATCGCTTTGGGGTGGAAGAGGTCGCAGGTTCAAATCCTGTATCCCCGACTGGGTTTGGTGAAAAAACAGTAACCTAAGAATTCTGTACTGTACAGAAAACTTAGGTTCCTGTACCCTTTATGTTACCTGATGCAACTTTTGCAAAAGATAAACATGAAGGTTCCAACGATGAAAATTAAGATTCCTAAACTGTGTCATCATAAGGGCAGAAACCTTGGTTACACTACTAACCCTAGAACCAAGGCTGTTACCTACCATGGGCAATGGGGTTTGCGTGAAACAAAATCCAACTACGAAAAATGGCTGGCTGAATATCTAAGCGCAACAACCCAACCAGAATCCCACCAACCTTCTGAAGATACCACCCCAGCAGGGGAACCCATGCTTGCAGATTTAGTTACTGCATTTATGCAATGGGCAGATGGCTATTACAGAAACCCAAAAACCAATTTACCCACCAGCCAGCACCATGTGTTAAGGTCAGCAATTCGGGAATTAAAACCATGGGTTGAATCTGGGATGCTGTGCAAGGATTTTACCACCAAAGATTTGCTGGCAGTTAGGGCTGCAATAATTCATCGTGACATAATGCCCCAATCCCAATTTACCCCAAAGAAAAAACTATCAATATCCAGTGTTAATATTTTGATTTGCAAAATCAGATTGTGCTTTAAAAAGGGTGTTGAATTTGGTTTGGTTCCCATCAATGTTTTTCAAGCTTTAATGTGTGTTCAGAATCTCAACTGGCGAACAGCCCCAACCCTTAGAAATCCTGCCCCAATCAAACCTGCTGAAACTGTTTCCCTAGAAAAGATTCAAAGTTATTTAAAACCTGTTTACCAAGTGTTGATGAAAGTTCATCGCACAACAGGAATGAGGGTAAAGGAATTAGTGGAAATGCGTTGGTCAGAAATTACCCCAGAAAAAAATGATCCAACTTTATATTGCTACCAACCTGCAACCCACAAGAATTCACATCGAGGGCAGGAAAGAAAAATTTTCATTCATGAAGATTTAATAGCTGACATGAAAGCAATTAGAAAAAAGGTTTGGGAAAAAGATTTTTGCTGGTGCAGTACTGGCAAAGGAATCAATGCAGGTTACAGCGGGCAGATGACAAGTGCAGCATATTATTTGGCAATCAAAGGGGCTATCCGAAGATACAACAGAGATAACAAAACCCAGATTGAAAGGTTTACCCCACTTCAAATTAGACATTTAGTTGGCACCGAGATTAGGGAAACAGACGGAATAGAAGCTGCTGCTGCTACCCTTGGCCATGCGAGGTTGAACACCACAGAAATTTATGCAGAACAAAGTTTCACCAAGGCCAAGGAAAGAGCTAGGATAAAGCCTAAATAAACGATTCATAAACTATGCTAATATTTACTAAATAATTATTTGTGAATATTTGAAGAATTATAATTGACCAGCTGATTAAATAATTTACACTTTGCAAATCTGAGATTGAAAAGGATTTTATTTGGGGCATGATGCCAGCCAAAATTCTTGATAGGATTTTGCCCAAATCTTTTTTTAGTACAGCAGCTTTGCCAAAGCTACTGTTAAAACAGAAAGCACCGACCCATGCCCCTGTCTTTATTCATTTCTGAATTGAACAACCCTTCCCTAAACCCCCCAGAACTGGTTTCCCCCCCCCCCCTGTTTAATTTATGTCGAAAGGAAAATTTTTTAGATAGATGGAAAATCTTTACGGAATTTGAAATTGAAATTTTGTCAGTGCTAAGCCAGTTTCCTAACCTTAAAGCAGATGGAATTGCCAAACAGTTAAAACGAACTAATGATGCAACCTTACGAACTAAGCTTGCAGATTTAAAAGAAAAATTAATTATCACCAGCAGTGGTAGAACTGGATATGTTTTAAATTTATAAATCATGCAATTATATTTACATATTAAACCTCTGCAATTGCAGGGGTTTTTTTATGCCTATTTTTTATTGTCAAACTAATGTCAGCTGATTAAAAAACTATTGTTAAATTTACAAATTAGAAATCATTATTAGAATTCTTTTTAGGTGACCAACCTGAAAGGAAAACTACTAATGCAATCTTACAAAAGCCATATTCCAAAAAAAGTTTTATCGGTTAATGGATTAGCTAAACATTGGGATAGAACCCCAGCAACAATTTATAATTACATAACCAAGGGCAGGTTATTTAAAGGCCAAAGAATTTACCTGCAAGCTACCAAGCTTGGGGGTGGGTATCTTATTCACCCTACAGAAGTTGGAACATTCTTAGCAGCACTTAACAGCCCACCAGAAACTTCCAAGAAACCAACAAACAAAATTAATAAATCCATGGCAGAAAGAATTGCCAAGGCTTTGCAGCATATCGAATTTAATTAACCCATTTACTTTCTTAAGGAGTTTTTAGCATGGCAAATATTAAAACTAAATCTGTTATTTCAGATCAGGTTTTAGTGCAGGGGGATTTATCCAGCTTAACAGAAGATCAAAGGGCAGCATATTATTTAAAGGTTTGTGAAAGCTTGGGATTAAACCCACATACCCAACCCTTTGAATATTTAAAACTAAATAACCAACTTAAGCTTTACGCAACCAAAGCTTGCAGTGATCAGCTAAGAAAAATCAATGGTGTTAGTTTAGAAATCATTTCCAAAGAATTGGTTGATGAAGTTTATACTGTTACTGCAAGGGCAGAAGATGCTGCTGGCAGAAGAGATGAATCTTGTGGGGTTGTTAGTCTGAAAGGAATGCAAGGGGAGCCAAGAGCCAATGCAATCATGAAAGCTGAAACCAAGGCCAAACGCAGGGTTACCCTTTCAATCTGTGGTTTGGGTTGGTTGGATGAAACCGAAGTTGAATCTATTCAAGCTTCTTGCAAACAACCTGCAACCCAAACAATGAACCTAATTAAACAAAAAGATCCAGCAGGTTTTATTGATCATGTTGAAGAATTTAATGCAGAGCAGATGAATTCAGAATCCCTTGAAAGATCCGCATTAAAAAACCTGCTGCTGGATGTTGAAGAACTTAGCCCAGGAACACAGCGCAGAATGTTGGAGCATTACAAAACAATCGATGTTGAAGGTTTAACCCTAGAGCAAGTTCAATCGGCAGCAGAAAAATTAACCAGAAAATTGAAAGGTTTAACATCATGAGTTTATTTGATTTATCTGCCAGTGCAGCCATCATGAAATTTTGGATTGAAACAGAATCCCAAACTGATGAATCTGGGGAACTAACAGGGGAAATTAACCCAACCATTGATGCCCTTATTGCAGAGCTTGAAGGCAACATTGAAGCCAAGGTTGAAAACTATTGCTGGCTAATCAGGGAAATAGAAGGAAGGGCATTGGTAAGGCAGACTGAAGCCAAGAGGATTAGGAACCTAGCATTGACCAATGAAAACATGGTTAAGAGTTTGAAGGAAAGGCTTAAGTTCTTTTTTGAATCCCAAGCCATTTTGAAGCTTGAATGCAAAACCTTTAAAGTTTCGATTGCCAATAATGGTGGGGTGCAGCCCCTGCAGGTTGACCTTCCGGCAGATCAGTTGCCAGTTCAATTTCAAAAGGTAACCATTGAACCTGATAACGCAAGTATTAGGAAAGCCTTGGAAATTGGAACCCGGATTGAAGGTGTTAAATTGTTGCCCCGTGGAACCTCATTAAGAATTAAATAGGAGAATGAAAAATGGATTTTATGAATACGCAACAGGATTTAAAATCAGAATCAAAATTCGCCAAGGTGAATGATTTACCTGATGGAAAATATTCTGGCAAGATTACTTCTGCAGGTTTTGTTGAAGTAACTATTAAAGCAACCCAAGAGAAAAAACAAACCTTCCAAATAAAAATAATGATAGCAGGGGTTGAAACACAAATGACCTATTGGCTAGCAACTGATGCTGATTTTAGAAGGTTGCTAACCAGCCTTGGAAGAATTGGTTTTGATGTTGAAAATTGGGGGCCAGCTTTCAAGAAGCCTTATCGAATCCAAATTGAAAAGGCTGCAGAAACTTTGATTAATCATGTGTTGAGTTTTCACAAACGAACCACCCCCAATGGATATCCTGCAATTGGGTTGGATGAACTTTCAGAATCTAATAAGGAAATCCAGGCCGAACTGGATGAACTACCTTTCTAATACCCATTAGGGGTGGCTGCAGTGGTTGTTCATCTGCAGGGTTTTCAATGGGGCTGCTGTTACCCACCCACCAGCAGCAACAATATTCATGAAGATTGGGCTGGTTTGTGCCATATGAGATATAAGGCCAGTAACACACTTTGACTTGTGGTCAAAAACTGCCAGCCCAATGTTTTTAAAAGGATTTAAAAATGGATTTGATAGAAGTAAAAAACCAGAACTTTCCAGATGATTTTGAAAGCTTTTTAAAACCAGATATCTTAGCAGCCCTTTTGGTGCAGATGCAAAATTCAACTGCAACCAGAAACATTTACCAAGTAAGGGCAATGTTTATTTCAGATAAGAAAGATGATGTTAGCTTTAACTATCATCTAACCACTTTGGGTGGGGCTGATGATGGCTTGCAGGTAATGCATTCAAACACAATCAAAACCCCAGACCACTTGAAAACCTTTTTAATTCAGATGGCCCTTCTTGGTTATAAGCCTTGGGAATGGGGCGCAGATAAGAAGCTGAATTTTGTTGAAGGCTGGCATATTGCAGAGAATGAAATCGATGGCTGCAAGGTTGTTGGGTTTGCTATGGATGAATGCCTAACAATGTTTTCTTATGATGCTTGTATCCATCAAGTTTTTTGCGATGAATGCCATACCCCCAGCCAGCTTTCATGGGATGAATTATCTTTTGAAACTTGGATTAATCGTAATGGCTGGCTTGGGTTTCCTGATGGTGAATTCTGCAAATACTTCTGCCCAAAATGCGTTAAGAAAATATCCAAGCTATAAGGGGCATTCATGACAGATAAAGAAATTAACAGCCCAGAACATTACCAAGGTAACAACATTGAATGCATTGATGCAATTAAGGCAATGGTTGGGCATTACGGATTTATAACTTACCTGCAATGTAGCGTAATGAAATACCTGTGGAGATTCCCAGCAAAAGGGAACCCAGCGCAAGATTTGAAAAAGGCAGAATGGTTTTTGCAAAGGTTGATTACGGAAATTGAATCAAAGGATATCTAGGGGCAACCATTCCAATTGCCAGCAGGTTAATCTTTTTAAGCAACCAAGATTAATTTGAACAACTGGGGTTAAACTTTTGGAATGGGGTTTTATTCAAGGTTAATCCCATTGGAAAATGCCAGAAAAGTAAGATTGTTTCTGAAAAACTGGCTGTTGTGGGACACTTTTTCAATGGGGTTTTTATCACAGGGTGGGGGAATTACCCCACCCTAAACAAGAAGGCTTCAACCATGATTTATTTTCAAGGCATGACAAAAACAGAATTGGTTAAAACAATTCGGGATGCTATTAAAAACATTGGCTATGAAGTTGAATTTGAAAACCAGTTAATTTGTGATTTGATAGGTGAACACCATTATTATTGGTCAACACAAAAAATAAAACCATCTAAGTTTAAAAAATCCTTCATGCCCAAAAGCTATATTTTTAAAGGTTGGACAGAAAAAGAAGGTTGGAAAGATGTTTCATGGAAAAAATGCATTTACAAAAAAGATTCAAACGCAATTTTAGTTGAAGCTTTAAGGTATGCATCACACCCATTTCTTTTGGAATACAGAAAAAACAATCCAATTTGTGAGATTTGCAAAATAGCAAAATCAACTGAAGTTGATCATGTAGAACCAACATTTAAAAAATTAGCTGAAGGGTTTTTAAGTGCTTTGACAGAGGAACAGATTGAAAAAATCAAAAGCAGTTTTAACTTTTGCAAATTTGAAAAGTTTAGTTTCCCTGATGAATTTGAATTATCCAGAAGCATGAAGATTATTCATGAAACAGCAATAATAAAAGCAGTTTGCAAATTGTGCCATTTAGATTCAGCAAGAGTAAGAAAACAAAAACAAGGGGTTAAATAACATGAGATATAAAATTAAGAACTGGGAGAAGTTTCAACATTATAAAGATAGGAAACCTTTGTGGATCAAACTTTACAGAGATATTTTAGATTCCAGAGATTGGGCAGCCCTATCTGGAATGGCTGCAAAAACCTTAATTATGGTTTGGTTAATTGGTTCTGAATACGATGGAACATTACCCTTAAATGATGTGTTATCTTTCAGATTGCGAATTAAAATAAGTGATCTTGAAAAATGCATTCAAGAACTAATTGAAAATGAATTTATTATTGAATCAGAAGAAGCCCCCAAATCAGAAAAAACAACTAGCAAAGAGTTGAAAGAAAAATCTGGTTTTGGTGATAGATATGTTAGCCAAACAACTAAGAACCTAATCATGATTAGGGATGTTAATTGTGTAAGCTGTGGAAGTTCTGAAAACCTTGAAATTGATCATATAAAACCAGTTTCAAAAGGAGGAAATTCTGAACCCGAAAACCTGCAACTTCTATGCAGATCATGCAACAGAAGTAAAAGGGCAACATATTCAGCGGAGCAGGTTGCTACACATTTGGCGCAAGTTGCTACGCATTCTACAAGCGGTGAAAACCTGTGTAGCCTAGAGAAAGAGAAAGAGATAGAGATAGAGACAGAGATAGAGATAGAGACAGAGATAGAGATAGAGACAGAATATAGTTCAGAACTGGTTCCCAGTTCCAAACCTGCCCAGCCCAATTATCAACCAGAAATCAAATTTCCCTGCAAAGGCAACCCTGCAGAATGGGTATTGCCCCAAAGCTTATTTGATGACATTCAAGAAACCTTCAAGGATGATCCTATTTTGAATTGGATCATGAAGGCAAGGCTTTGGGCTATTACCAACCCAAAGAAGCGAAAAACAGCAAAGGGGATGCCTACATTCTTGATTGGATGGATGGGAAGACAGAATGACAGGCCAAACCAGAATGCAACCTACCAAACCAATGGAAAATCCAAACCAACAAACCTGCAAGAAGTGTTAGCCAAAATGCCAGCAGGTTTTGTTATGCCAGGGGAGCAAAAACTATGAACCAGATAACCAACTTTGTAACCAATTCAAACCCAACATGGGCAGATTGGATTGAACATCATGCCACTTTCTATGGTTGGGAAACAGAAGCCCAATTAAAAATGCTGCTTGCATGGTCAAAGTATTTTGATGATGAAGGGTTTGGGCCAGAAGAATTGATGGCTGCAAGTAAAGATTTAACAGATGTAAAAATCTTCAAGAAAGAGGATACCATTTACGAGTTAGAAAAGGCGGTAAAACAGCGCAGAGAAACCCACAGGCAAAAAAATGAACCTGCTGTTGTTGATTGCAAAAGATGTTTGGGGTTTGGGTTGATTCCAGTACCCCACCCAAAGTTCATCAAAGATGGGGTTTGGAATTCGAAATATACCTGTGCGGTTTGCTGTACTTGTTTGAATGGATTGAAATACAAACCAAACCTTAGCCCCGAAAATAACAAAAGCATTTTAAATCTGTTGGACTATGAAAAGATTAATCCCTTCTGGGAAAGGCAAATGGCAAACTTTAGAGAATCAGAAAGGAAACTTGCAGACTTGATGAATGCCCAGAACCCCAAAAGGAATACGGAATTAGATGCTATCCTTGAAAGGATAAAAAAAAGGCAGGAAGAACTTAAGGCCAAACCCGAACCCGAAAAATGGATCATTGAAAAATCAGTTAGAACTTATGGGTAATTTTGGAAAGGATTCCTAAATGATAACTATTGAATTAGATCAAAACCAAGCTGGCTTAATTTGGATGGCTGCAAGTGCAAAAGCTGATTGGATGATAGCGCATGGTTGGCCAGCTATTCAATCAGAGAAGTTAAAAAATTACGGTTTAACCAAAGATGATGAACAAACCTACCATCAAGCAATTGGGCTTGCAGGGGAAGCTGCTGTGCATCTGTGGGTTTATGGCAACCTTTCAAAGTTCTTTGAAGCCCAACGAATTAACCAAGCTGCTACCACTGGGGATGGCGGGGAAGATATGGCAGGGATAAACATTAAAGCAGTTGATTCCCTTTGCAGTTTACCCATGCAGCAAAACCTGTTGGTGCAATCTGCAAGGCTATCAACCAATATTATTTACCTGCAAACCCTAGTTATGATTTCAGAACCATTCATGTTTATTTCTAATCTGAAGGTAAAAATAGTAGGGGCAATTTCTGGCAGTTCAATTGCCAACAACTTTAAACCCAGCCATGGGAACCCACCCTGTTACATGGTTCCCTTTGAATTGCTATTTCCCCCAGAAGCTTTGCTTTGGAATGAACACAAAAGGAAAATCAAATGATTGGCAGATGTAGACATTGCGACAAAATCAGGTTGATTTATTATGGGCTTTGCACCAAATGCAATTGCAAGCCAAGGGATTTATACCGATTGCTAAAACGAAACCTTAATCTAAAGATGAAAATAGAAACCCTTAAAAAAAGGGCAGGTGAGAAACACAGGCTTTTAAATAATATCAGGGGAAAGTTTTACAACCTGCAGAAAGTTTGCAAAAGAACCACAAGGGCTTTATATGAAATTGATGATGCCAATCCCGCCATCTGTAAATCATATGTACCGAAGCAAAAGGGGCGGAGTTTACAAAAGCAAAAGATACCTGCAATGGATAGAGGAAGCAGCCTTGATGATTAAAACCACCCGCAAAGGGGCAAAGATTTACCCGCCCTACAAATTCATTATGACGATTTCGGGTGGCAAGGGTTGGAGAAGCAACAGGGATTTAGACAACTGTTTAAAACCAGTGCTTGACCTGTTAACCACGATGAACATTATTGAAGATGATAATTGCCATCTGGTTAACAGCCTTTCAGTTATCTTTGTTGCTGGCAATGGATCAGATGCCAAATGTATGGTTGAACTATTGGAGAACCACTAATGCCATGGGAAATTCCGAATCATGATCCAAACCCCAAAAAGAAACTTCCCAAGGGAAAGAAGAAACCAGAAACCCACAACAGGCCCAGCCCATCAATCAGGGGATATGGCAGAAGGTGGGAACATATCAGATTGGCATTACTGCAAGAGGAACCACTTTGCAGATTATGCCAAGGCCCAGCAAGTTGCGTGGATCATATTAAGCCATTAAAAAAGGGTGGTACACATGACAAACTTAACCTGCAACCATTGTGCGCATCATGCCACAATAGCAAAACATGGCATGAAACTTGGGGCGCAAAGATGAATAAGGGAAAAGGCAAAACTAATGAAAACCCTTGAATTATGCGGAAATTTAGGGGGTAGGGGGGGATGATGACATTTTAGAAAAAGGCCGGAGTACCTACACGAAAAATTCCACGATTTTGGACAAAAAATTTAGGCAATAAGGATGTTAGTTATGGCAAAAGGTAGAAAAGCACAATTAAGACAAGTATTATCTTTAAATATTAACAAGAAACCAAGCAGAAAAAACCCTGCCCCTGTTGAATTCGATTTATCAATTCCCCTAATGCCCAACTGGTTAGATAAAGTTGGTAAGGAAAAATGGCTGGCATTAACCACAGGGTTAAAACATATGGCGATTTTATCCCCTGTTGATGCAGATATACTGGCTGCATACTGCGCTTTGTATTCACAGATGGTTAGGTGTGTTATCAAGCTAAATAAATCTGGTGGGTTTACAACTTCCCAAAATGGTGGGCCAGAAAAAACAGATCCTGCAGTTGACCAGCTAACAGTAATTTCAAATCGGCTTGCAGGGCTTGGGAAAAATCTTGGGTTAAACCCACTGGCCAGAAGCAAGTTGGTTGCAGATCCAACCATTCAAGAAAAAGATTGGCTGGATAATATGTGCAAAGAAAAAACAAATGAGTAAAAAGAAAATCGCAGATCCTTTGATAATTGGTTTTATTGAAAGAGCTTTAACCCTTTCTGTTGGGGAATGGGCTGGTAAACCTTTCAAGCTTCAAGAATGGCAGAAGGAAATTCTTAGGGCAATCTTTTTACCCTTAGATAAAAATGGTAACAGAGTGGTTAGGCAGGTTTATTTGGAAGTTCCAAGGAAGTCTGGAAAATCAACCCTTGCTAGTGCAATTGCTTTATGGCTTTTGGTTGAAGGGGAACCAGGGGCGCAAGTTTTTTCTGCTGCTTGCAACAGGGAGCAAGCGAAAATCTGCTTTAATTCTGCAGTTGAAATGGCTAGGAATTGCCCTGCCTTGAAGAATAAGCTGGAAATACAGAAGGAAAAAATCGAATATTCCAAGCTTAGAAGCTTTTACAAATCGATATCCAGTGAATCAGATTCTGCCCACGGCACGAACCCCCACGGAATCATCCTTGATGAACTGCATACCCAAAAATCGAGGGAGTTATTTGATACTTTATTAACTGGAACCTTGGCACGAAGGCAACCATTAGCAGTAATGATTACCACAGCAGGTTCAGATAGAACTTCTTTTTGTCATGAGATGCACCAGTACGCAGAAAAGATAATTGATGGAACCATAATCAACCCAAGTTTTGTAGCCAGAATATTTTCAGCAGCAATTGAAGATGATTGGACAGCAGAAGAAACTTGGAAAAAAGCAAACCCAGGTTATGGGGTAACCGTAAAACCAGAATACTTTTTTCAACAGGTGCAGGAATGTAAAGATAACCCAGCCAAAGAAGCAGCATTCCGCAGAGATCACCTAAACCAATGGGTTGAAACTGATATCAGATGGATTTCCCCGCTTAAGTGGGATGAATGCCAAATAGATAAACCCAATCTAGATTTTAGAGATTGTTACCTAGGTCTTGATTTAAGTAATACTTTAGATTTAACGGCTGCAGTTTTACTTTTCCCACCCACCCATGAAGATGAACCAGCTTTTGTTTTGCCTTTTTTCTTTTGCCCTTCTGAGGGTTGGAAACTGAGGGAGAGATTAAACAAGTTTAAAATAAAACCTTGGGTTGCTGCAGGGCATATTATAGAAACCCATGGGAACAAAATTGATTACAGGTTGGTTAAAAAACATATTCAAGAGTTAGCCCAAAAATATAACATCTTGGAAATAGTGGTTGACCCTTGGCATCATGATCAAATCATCCATGAACTAGATGAATTTACCTGCATCAAGTTTCCCCAAACCCCACCCAACATGGCCCCACCAACTAAAAAACTTGAAGAATTAATACTAACCAAGGGTTTAGCCCATGCAGGTAACCCTGTTTTGAGATGGAATTTAGGGAATATTTCCTGCAGTTTGGACGATAATGCCAATTACAAGCTTTCTAAAAAAAAGAGTCGTGATAAAATTGATGGGATCATTGCCCTTATAATGGCCATTGGCAGATGGCAAGTTAATCAGATTTCACCAACAGAAACCCAAGGGGCAGGAATTGAATTCCTGTAAAATATAATGGCATTAACCATCAGAAGTTTCTTTGCTAACACCATGGCAAAACTTGCTGGTTATAACCTGTTAACGGATGCTGGCAGTTGGTCGCTTACTGGAACTGCAACCACAGGGCAGAATGTAAACACTGCTTCTGCCCTTACCTATTCAGCAGTTTGGGCTGCAGTCAGGGTTATTTCAGAAGCTGTTTCCAGTTTGCCCCTGCAAGTATTCATGAAAGATAGTCAAGGGGGCAGATCAAAAGCTTTGGGCCATCCACTTTATCGTATTTTGCATGACCAACCAAACCCCGAAATGTCATCTTTAACCTTTAGGGAAACCCTGATGGGCCATGTTCTAACATGGGGGAATGGTTTTGCAGAGATTGTAAGGGATAAAATAACAGGCAGGGTTATGGAATTATGGCCCCTTGACCCCAGCCAAGTCAAAATTGTAAGGGATAATGAAGGGAATTTGTATTATCAGTATGGAACAATCATCTTTTTACCTGCTGAAATTCTGCATATTAAGGGGTTAGCTTTTGATGGGGTTGCAGGTTATTCAGTTATCGGGATGGCAAAGAATTCAATTGGGTTGGGAATGGCTGTTGAAGATTTTGGGGCAACCTTTTTTGGGCAGGGTGGGAAACCTGCTGGGGTAATCACAGTACCCCACAAGCTTAATTCAGAAGCAATTCAGAATATGCGAAAATCTTGGGAAGAAATGCATTCAACAAACAAGAATGCCCATAGGGTTGCCATCCTTCAAAATGGGGTTGCATACCAAAGCATTGGAACCCCCCCAGATGATGCCCAATGGATTGCAAGTAGAACATTTCAAATAGAAGAGATTGCAAGATGGTTCAAGATACCCCCAAGCAAGTTGGGGAATGGGAAAGGAACCTACACCAATCTGGAACAGGATAACCTTTCATTCCTTCAAGAAACTTTGCGCCCATGGCTAATCAGATGGGAGCAGGAAATTAATTTTAAATTGATTAGTTCAATGGATTCAATGTATGCAGAACATAACCAAGATGCTTTGATGAGGGGCGATAGCCAAGGAAGGGCTGCATTTTATGCACAAGCTTTAAATTGGGGATGGCTATCTAGGAATGATGTTAGGTCAATGGAAAACCTGCCCCCATTTGAAGGTGGGAACAGTTACATGATTCCAAAAAATATGGATCCAGCATTTGGGCCAGGTTCCCCTGCTGTTGCTGTTGATGCTGCAGCCCTTGCCAATCAATTACCTGCAACCCAAACAAGCCCACAGGATGCCCCTGTTTTAGCAACTGCCCCCCCTGCAGCAGATGTTGCAGCAACTGCCCTTAACGGGGCGCAGATATCAAGCTTGGTTGATATAGTTGCCAAGGTTGGGGAAGGGTTGTTACCTTTGGAATCTGCAAAGGCAATTGCCCAAGCCAGTTTCCCTTTTTTATCCCAAGCAGTTCTGGATGCAATATTTTCAGGAATCAAGGTTATGATTTCCCAACCCACCCCACTAGAACCCCAGAAAAATTCAGAACCAGAACTAGGTTTTGCAGGATTGCTTGAAGCTGCAAGGGTGCAAATCAGAAAAATAGAATTCATCTTTTTAACTAGGGTTGCAAACAGACCAGGGGATTTTATACCAGCCTTGGAGAAATTTCTTGAAGCGCATGAAGGCAGGGTTGAAACAATCCTAGAACCTGTTTTAGAATTTATTAAACCTGCTGCAGGTGGGGCATCAAGGGCAGCCAGCGAACATTGCCAAAGTATAAAATCAATATGGTTAGAGATTGCAGGGAATTCAACCATGAAGAATTTTAAAGCCAATGCAGATGAAGTTTTAAGGGATTGGATTACAACACAAACAGAATGGGAGAAAACATCATGGTTAAATTAGAAACCCGATTCAGTTCAGAAATCAGAATGGAACTATCAGGGAAGAAAATCGTAGGCTATGCAGCCAAATTTGCCCCCAATAGAAGCCAAGATTTGGGGGGATTCATTGAACAGATTGACCCCAAGGCATTTACCAGAAGCCTTAAAGCTAATGCAGATGTTAGGGCTTTGATTGACCACAACCCCAGCTTGATTTTGGGCAGAACCCTTTCTGGAACTTTGCAACTTTCCACAGATTCAACAGGCTTATTGGTTGAGATAACCCCACCCGATACCAGTTATTCAAGGGATTTGATGGTAAGTTTGGAAAGGGGAGATGTAACCCAGATGAGTTTCGCATTTATTACCAAGGAAGATTCTTGGGATAAGGAAGAATCTATAAATGTTAGAACCCTTCTTGATGTTGATTTGCATGATGTTTCTGCTGTTACCTACCCTGCTTATCTGAATACTGAAATTGGGTTAAGAAGTTTGCTTGAACATGATGCAAACAAAAAGGTTAACCAAGTTCAATGGCAGATCAACTTGGCAAAGTTTTTGAAACTTAAATATTCTTAACTACTAATTTGATCTTGTTTAGTAATTGAAACTAAAACCCCTATTTATCTAGGGGTTATTTTTTTTACATTTCCACAGTTGACAAATATTAGATTTAGATTCTAATTATCTTTAGCTGTGTAGTTTTCACGCATAGTTGCCAACGGAGCATTCCGTAAAGGGGCAACTGTGCAAAATGCCAGCCCCCTTGAAAAATTCTTTTCAAGGATAAAAACCATGATTAGCAAGATAGCGGATTTGAAAACCCAAAGGGCAGCAGCCCTTGCCAACCTTGATGGGATGGCAACCAGAGCTTTGACACCAGAGGAACAAACTGCATTTGATGCGGTTGTTACTCAAGTTGGTGAAATTGATTCTAGGGTTGCAGAACTTGAAGCTGCTATGAATTCTGAAGCAGCAGTTGCAACCAATTCTACTAAGCTTGAAACCTTGAAACGAAGTCAGCGCAAAAGCCCAGCAATTTCTGCCCCTAATTATGTTGCTGATGTTAGCGACAAAAAATTGAAACTAAATACTTCAAATTCTTTAAGGGCTTGGTTTACCAAAGGAACCCCTGCTTTCAGAAATGAATTTGCAGTTGCAGCCAATGAAACCGGAATTGATCTTAATTCAAATACCCTTACCTTTGATGCTCGTGCAGCCCAAGGGGTTGGTTCAACTGGCATAGGCGGGGCTTTGGTTAACAGTGGTTTTTATAATACCTTAACAAGTGCTTTAAGGGATTACAATTCAGTTATGCAGGTTGCAACCATCATTAACACTGATACAGGTTCAGCGTTAAATTTCCCAACCCTTGATGATACTGGGGTTACTGGCGAGCTTCTTGCTGAAAATGGAACTTCTGCCCAGACTGCATTTACGGTTGCAACCACAACTTTGGGTTCTTACAAATATTCTTCAAAACAAATCTTAACTAGCTTTGAATTATTCCAAGATGGTTTGATTGATATTGAAAATATCGTGGCAACTGTTGCGGGCCAGAGATTGGGCAGAATTACTGGTAGTCACATGAGTTTAGGAACTGGCAGTTCCCAGCCCAAGGGCATCGTAATTGCTGCTAATGCTTCAACTGCAGTTGCATCAACAACTGCAATAACTGCTGCAAATATTTTAACCTTGGTTGGAAATGTTGACCCTGCACATAGGAATGCACCAGGAACTGCTTTCATGATGAACAGCGCAACCCTTAATCAAGTTGCTTCAATCATGGACGATAACGGCAGGCCAATTTTTGTACCCAATTATGTTGATGGTTCTGGCAGGTTGCCAACTATTTTGGGCTATCCTGTTTATCTAAATAACAACATGGACAGCGCAGCAGCAACCAAGAAACCTATTATCTTTGGTAACCTTGCAGCCTATACAGTTAGACAGGTAACAGGCCAAGCTGGTTTAACTTTGGTTCGCCAAAATGAAACCTATGGTCATATTGGCCAAATCGGTTGGACTGCCTTTACCCGATTGGATGCAAACTTATTAACAGGTAATGCAACCACTTACAGCCCTGTTTGGTCACTATTAATGGCAGCTTCCTAATGAAAATAACCATGCTAATTTCTGTTGCCTCTGCTTGGGATAACACCAGCAGAGGAAAAACAGTAGATGTACCAGATGAAGTTGGTATGGAATGGTGCAGGATTGGTTATGCCAAACCTGCATCAACCCCAGCCAATGAAAAAGCAACTTCCAAAATTACCCCAGAGGTAAGAAAAAATGGAACTCCGAGGGATAGTAACAGTAATAACACAACCGACAACGGAACCAATAACACTGGCACAAATAAAAAGCCATCTAAGAATTGATCATTCAGAAGATGATACTTATTTAAATCTTTGTATCACTGCAGCCAGAAGCTACTTTGAAAAAATGTGTGAAATAACCATCTCTTCAACCACTTTAAAATTATCATTAGATAACTTTGAAGATGTTTTATATCTTCCGAAGGGGCCAATCCAATCTGTTACTGAAATTGTTTATTACGATTCAAACGAGGATGAACAGAATG